TGTAAAATTCAACCCTCTTGTTATTGATCTTGATGCCTGTCCCATCTACTAAATTGCTAAAGACCCCTTCTGCGTGCACACCATCTTTATTCCAAGTACCGATAACCTTACCTGACGCATTCAGAATGCGCAGCACACCGTTTACATTGTTTTCCCCGCCTAATGTAAGGGTACCACCCCTCGCCCAGTCGAAACGGATGCCTATAGCGGACAGGACATTGACCACGGCATTTCCCTGGCTGTCCATACCGGCATTCCAGGTCTTCCCTCCATCCGTAGACACGGCAAAAGCATCTGCTGTCATCTTCCAAATGGTGTCTGATCCCTTCAGCGTTGGTTTATTGTGCATATAAAAAATGGTGCTGCCATCCTCCAGCTTTTCCTCCGTCTTATATACACCAAAAGACTGGGTGATCAAACTGGTCAGGGCCTGCACCGCTTTGTTATACTCATTTATCTGTACTTTAGTATTTTTCTTTGCCTTTACAAAGGCTTGTGTAGCCTCTGTAAACCTGGATGCACTGTTACGGGCCGGTGTTTTTGCGTCACAGGACACCGACTGATAATTACCTATCTGGTAGGTGGTATTTGTAATATAGCACTGATAGGTGTTCTGCTTATAATCTGTCACGATTGCCGGGTCTCCTGCCTCTATGGCAGGGTCTGACAGGCAAGAGATAGACACTGGGCGGAATTTCATCCCTATCAGGCAGCCGCCTAAATAATCGGCGACCGTCTTACCGCTACCTTTGCGAATAAAATCATTATCCTTTATCTCCAGCACATAACCTTCCACACCTGTCATATAAGATGCTGGGGCATCCTGCACAGTGGTGTCCTGCGCCTCAGTTACCTTGATCCCGGTTATCACCACATCATCCGTGGCAACACTTATGCTGTTTAAGGCATATAAATGGTGATAGACCTGTAAGCTCTCAAATGTTCCCCCATCCAGGCTGTCTCCGTCTGTCCAAGGCAGGAAACTGCCGCCATCTACACTGTCACCAGTCTGATAGGATGGGGTCCCATCGTCAAACACGCCGCCATCCATGCCATTATGACGCCCAAATACGGCAGTGTCATACCATCCTGACGTCAACCGGCCATATGCGTCACACTTCCAGTAACGGCAGGCTATCTGCCCCACCCAGGTCAGCACCTGCCTAAAGGTCACTGCTTCATCGGCAGGCCGTTCCTTTACCGTAAAATTGCGGTTCGGGAAATCCGCAGATGCCTGTACCACACCACATACACTGCAGGCATCGGCTACGATCTGCCCCAAAGTAGCCGGATATTTTAATCTGCTGTCTGTATAAGTCCGGTCGAACTTTGCCATGTTGTCATAAGCTGTGACAGAGATGACCGCACCCGTGAATTTTCCCGGCTCCGCCGTGTATATGCCCTTTGGTATCCACTCGATCTTGTCCTCTGATAGCTGCAGGCCAACCTTTACATTCAGTTCTGCACCCTCAAAATCGTAGGTATTATACCGCCCGTCTGTATTGTCCAGGCGCAGCGTGCACTCCCCAATAGATGCCGAACCAATATCAAAGCTGTCTGTACTGGATACACCAGTCTTGATAGTCATCCCATCCGACATCAGGTCTCCGTTTGTCAGTACCGTCTCTGTCCCATCCGGAAACTGCATCACTGCCCGTACATGAAATATCCTGTCCTGCACAACAGCCCGTCTGTAATCCATACTTGTCCTTACCATGTCATCACCTCTGTATAATATCCACCGTAACACTGCGGTACCAAAATATCCCGTCCCCCAGGCGGCCTATCTGTTCTTTGGATATGGTCCCCCGGTATACTTCTATTGTCGCATTGATACCGTCATCCCGGAAGGTAAAAGGAAAGAATCCCGCAACCAGTGTCCGCTTGATAAGCGCTACATCTGATTCTGGAAGTACACCCCATTTGATACTTACAGTCTTTTTATTCGCAACCGGGTCTCCGACCATCGTCCCGTCCATTGTACGGCCCGTGTCGGAAGTCCATATGATCTCATCATTAACAGAAATGGAGACGGGTGCCGGCAGCACCACGCCTCCTGATCTTAAAATATCTGCCATTTATGTCACCTCTACCGGATTTTGGCGGTACTTTACATTTTCCAGTGCCCTGTCAAGCGCCCTGGCCAAAAGTTCACCATCCACAAAGAATCCCATCTTCCCAACGGCAGCAATGAACCTTGTCACCGCACTGTTGATGATGGATTCCAACTCTGTTTTACTAGCACCACCAGATCCTGCCACAGCCCTGACCGCCTCATTGACCATAGCCTGCAGTTTATCTTCGGGGGCTACGATCTCACCGTAATGGCGGTTATCGCCTATCATAGCAAGCTGCGGGGTGTTAGCTTTCACAAAACCGCCTTGTGCCAGCTTGGGTATCTGCGGCACTTTGATGGACGGGAGCCATTCAAAAGGCTTCAGTCCCATGATATCAACTTTTTTCAGTCTTCCGAGAGCTGAGTTCAGGCCGTTAAACGGTATCTCTATCACTTTGTTTATCCCACTAATGAGTGCGTTCACTACGGATTTCAGACCATTTAATATACCATCCTTTATACCGTCAAAAACCTTTCCTCCGGACGAGAAAACATCTTTTACGGCTTTCCATGCTGCGGAGAATTTATCCCTGAACCAGTCGGCCACATGGGAGAAAGTATTTTTTATGCTGCTCCAAATACCCGAAAAGAAATTCCCAACGCCGGAAAATGCGCTTTTAATCCCGTCAGATGCAGATGTAAATTTCTGCTTAAACCAGGAACCCACACTTTTAAAGGTATCGGCAATACCAGACCATAGCCGTGAGAAGAACTCTCCAATCTTTTTTGTTACGGAATCGAACCAGTCTCTAATTCCACCCCATATCTCAATAGCTTTAGCACTTATTTCATCCCAATGTTTATATAAGAGAACTCCTATTGCAATTAAAGCGCCAATTATTAAGATAATCGGGTTAAATCCTGCAAGCAATTTGACCAGCGCGTTTTTTAAACCTCCCGCTTTCATAATTGCCAAAGTCATATTGGTTGCAAATTTCCCAACAAACTCATTTAATCCTGATATTAGCTTTCCGAATTTCCATGCTGCAAAAAAAGAACCAATGACCAGGGTAATATCCTGTACATCTTGTGGGTGTTCTTTACACCAGTCGCTGAACTTCTGCAACGCTCCATTGATCTTGTCCCATACAGCCAGGAATACACCACCTGCCCAGCTTGCAAGCGGCTGCAATACAGTATCCCAAAACCACTGGAACAATGGTTGCAATGCCTCCAGGATATGATTGAATGCCTCTATCGCTATTGACAAGGTGTCAAGAAAACGCGGTACTATCTCATTGGCTGTCCATACTCCAAGCGGCACCAGGACATTCTGCCAAAACCAGAGAAGGCCTTCACCCACATGGATAGCAAACGGTGCCAGTGCGTCCCACAGTCCACGCAGTGCCTCGTTGATATCATCAAACTTTATGGCCATCAGGCCCTCATTTAAAGCATCAACAAACCCCGGAATGCCTGTTTGGAAAAGCCAGCTTGCAACTTTCCCCAGAAAACCACTGAAAAAATCCCCCAGAGCTGTTTGAGTGAACTTTCCAAGCTGTTGAAGACCTTCATTCCATAGTCGCTTGAAGGAATCAATAGTAGGCTGGATATTTCGCTGGATATTCTGGAACATCTTCTGGAATTTATTATCCAGCTCATCAATAACCGTATCCCCTTCAGCCAGGCTACCATAGTCAACAGTCGGCCCCTTGATGCTTCCTACGCCGCCTCCGGTGCCACTGGCATTCTTATCCTGCAGTTTATTGATCTTGTCAAAGCCCATCAGGCTTCTGGATGCCTTTTCGGCAGCTTTACCAACACCTTCTGTAGAATCTGTCAGGGAATCTGCTGCGCCTGCAGCCGCCGACAAGTCAGACGCTGTATCCCTAAAACCGGAACCACTTTCTGCTTTCTTTCCTGTCAGCATTTCCGTGAAGGACTTAAATGCCGACGCTACAGTCATCAACTTGGCCAGCAGTTGATTCAACAACTTCAAAACAGGGGTCAGTATATTTATCAGCCCTTGCCCCAAAGTTGCCTTTAGACTGTCAAACTGAAGCTTCAAGACCCTGACCTGGTTAGCCCACGAATCTGACGTCCGTACAAAATCCCCGGTTGCCGCCGACAACTGGTCCTGCACAAACTGGTACCGCAGGGCTACTTTTTCCGCCTCGCTCATGGCCTGGGTGGTCTTTCCCCAACCGTTTGCCATTGCATAAGCATCCAGGGCGTTCTGGGTCATTACGACGCCTAAATCCTTTAAGGTCTCAGTCTCACCCGTAAAAACAGATTTAAGCTTTGTATATGCCTCATCCTGACTGATGTTATAGAAGGATGCAACGTCACCGGCCAATCCTGTCAGAGTCGTGCTCATGTCATAGGCCTGCTTCTCAGAAAAGCCAAATGCCTTGGCCATAGCCCCGAATGTACCGGTAAACCTTTTTGCCATTGTTTCGGATAAGCCGAAGCTGGCTGCCGCATTCTTGGCGAAAGAATCTACCTGCGCTGTCATAGACGGGAAGGTGACGTCAACGACGTTCTGGACCTCTGCCAAATCCGAACCAAGTTCAATACAGGACTTACCAAAATCCACAAGTTTTTTGACTGCGAAGGCAGATGCAAGGGCTACACCTGCCTTTTTTGCCAGGTTTGTGATACCTGACATCTGTTTTTCAAATTGATTTTTATTGACCACCAGGTCAAGTCCGATCTGGCCTACACTCTGTGCCATTTACCCTCGCTCACCTCCTGCCGCATATATCAGTCCCCGTTTCAAGGATTCCAAAAATCCCGCCATATCTTCCTGAGACATAGCTTTTGCTGCTCTGGTTCTCCATTCCATCCGGATCCGCTTTTGCTCCGGGCTGAAATGTTTCAGGACTTCAGGGTCATCCTCTGACCTAATGGCTACAATCCGGCCAAGCGGTGTATCGGGACCCAGGCCGGACAGCATGTCTTTAAACTCGTCCCATTTCATGGTCTGTAGCTCTTTAGAAACACGAATCCCGTACTGCGTCTGAAAAGATGATATGATAAGTCCAAAATCATCTATCAAGTCGTAGTACGGGTCATCACTCTCCCGATTCTTCCTCGCCGGTGATCAGGCCGATGGCCGAAAAGACCAACGTCTGGAAGTCCGAAAACTGCAGTTTCATCTTGTCAATCTTCTTACGGTCTGCTTCGCTGAAGATCAGCTCATACATTTTTACTACATCACTGGGCTGCACGTTGTCACCATCTCCCAGGATTCCCATTATCTTTAAAACCGTGGTAGCGTCTGCATTTACTTCCAGCTCTTTTCCCTTTACAATCAGCTTAGGATTCTCGTCAAAAGCCAGTTTGTCTGTAATGTCAATAGTCTTTGCCATTATGCGTCACCTCCTGATGGTAATGTTATCGTTGGTTTTCCATTGCTCATCACATCAAATTCAAGTGGGCCAACCTCAGTGGATTTACCTGCCCCCGTATTTGTGATGTTATAAACTGCAGCATCCCAGGAGATAATCGTCCCATCCGGGAATGTCCAGCCGAAATAACCTTCCGCGTCCCGCCCATTCTTAAAAGTCTTATTAAATACATAGTCATTTCCGGTATCCCCGATATTTCTTTTCCCGGATACAGAAATGGTGATGCTCTTCGCTGTTGCCAGCCTGCGCGCCCATCCTTCCGTATCGAAGGGGTACCATTCTTCTACGCCATTATCAAATTTTACTGAAAAAGTCTCCATATCCGCAATAGAGGTTGCCCCTTCTTTGGCATCCCCTACCTGGAACTGATTTTTATAACAAGGATATACTCCTGTTTTTCCTGCCATTTTTCTACCTACCTTTCCTAATGCAGTGTCAGCCAGATCACACGCTCATACACGCCGTTGTTATCCGTACCCACGTCAATGGGCTCCGGTACATCCAACTGCAGGTAATTTACATGCTTTCCGGCAATCTCCAAATCTGTTACATGTAAAAGCTTGTCATACAGGGCCTGTGCTGCCTCCTCTGTCTCATTGGCATATTTATCCCAATGGATTAAGATAGATACAGCTTTACTGGCCGTCTTTGTGCAATCCAAGCCGCCCAGGGCTATATTTGCGCCGCCAGAAATCTGACGCTGATAGACACCTATAGACCGCTCTTTCTTATTTTCCAGCTTGCCTATATAAAAGTGGTCTCCCACTCCCAGCGTCTTGATCCAGTCCTTGATATCTGCCAATTCCATACTCACACCCCCGTAATCCTTTTATATATCTGCTTATATGCCTTCTGGCAGTCCTCGTCCTTACTTCCTC